CATGAGTACTGCCGAGATTGCTAGACGCGCTGGATGTAGTCGTGTAACTGCCGATAAGTGGAAAAAGCGACTTCATGAGAACTTGAGAGCAGTAGAGCATAGAGGATAAGCCATGAGCGATGAACTGCGAAAGACTGCCAACCTGGACTTAGTACGCTTGTGCTTCAACTGGACTACAGCACGCTGGCTCTTTGCCGCTTACTACCAGACTCAGCAGAACAAGAGCGAGACGTTGTTGAGCCTTCGTGACACGATAGAGCACTGGCGAACCACGCCCTACCCTGTGCTGGCGGAGGAGATGCGGCAATGAGTGATCTATTCGATATAAATTCGACATCCAAAAAAAAGAGGCTCAGTACGAAAGCGAGACAGAAGCTCTTTCTTGAAGCCTATGCTGAACATGCCAACGTGCTGCTTGCCGCTCGTGCTGCTGGCATTCATCGTACGACAGTCTACAAATGGCAAGAGCATGATACTGACTTTGACTTTGCCTTCAATCAGGCTAAAGAGGATGCGAAAGATACGCTCCGCGCTGAAATCTACCGTCGAGCCGTTGAAGGTTGGGATGAGCCAGTGTACCAGCTCGGCAAGTATCGAGGCGTGGTGCGCAAGTACGATTCGACGCTGCTGATCTTCCAAGCAAAGATGATGATGCCCGAATATCGGGATAAGCAATCGGTTGATGTGACTACGAATACCAGTGCTCAGGATATGCAAGTTATACAAGACACGATTATGCAAGCTCTGGCGGCACATCCTGATGCGAAGATAGCTGTTGCACAAGCTCTGATGGGAAAAGCACGTGAGTCTACAAAGTAGCCTGAACACGCTGGCCATGGCGCTCGACCCTGTACAGATGGCGCAAGCAGCAGGGCTCACACTCGACCCCTGGCAATCGAGTATGGTCAGGAGTCAATCACAGCGCATCTTGCTCAATTGTTCGAGGCAGAGCGGCAAGAGCACGATAGCAGGCGTGCTCGCTGATCACACGGCATTCTATGATCCAGGTGCGCCAATACTCTTACTCTCGCCTTCACTCAGGCAGTCTCAAGAGCTATTCAGGAAGTGCTTAGAGGTGTATAGAGCACTCGATAGGCCAGTTGCACCGGAAACTGAGTCAGCGTTAAGGCTTGAACTTGAGAATGGTTCTCGTATCATCTCGCTGCCAGGCAAAGAAGGTACTGTACGCGGTATCTCAGGTGTGAGGCTGCTTATCATTGACGAGGCGAGCCGTGTACCGGATGAGCTGTACATGTCAGTGCGTCCTATGCTGGCGGTGAGCGGTGGGAGATTGTTGTTATTGTCAAGTCCCTTTGGTACGAGGGGCTTCTATTGGGAAGCATACAGGAATCGTCAGGACTGGGACTACTACGAAGTGCCTGCTGAAGAGTGTCCAAGGATATCACCTGAGTTTCTGGAAGAGGAAAAGGATACGATGGGTGAATGGTGGTTCGAGCAGGAGTACCATTGCAAGTTCTTGGATGCCCAAACGGCTGCTTTCAGGTCAGAAGACATTGAGAAGATAGTTGATCGTGAGGTAGTCCAGTGGTCGCTGTGAACATGCAAGCGGTAGGGATTTGCACCCTACATAGCAGGCTTTTTTGGGTTTTTCACCTTACGCTGGTACCTGCCCTGTTTATCGTCAATTCGTGCGTCTACCTATTCCGCCACGCTTGCGCCGCGAATAGTATAACATGAGGTGCAATTATGGTCGCTGTAGTGGCAGAACTTAATCCAATCTGCATCGGTGTGGACATTGGGCAAATCCATGATCCCACTGCTATAGCAGTCGCTGAAGTCTCTCAACTGCATGATGGCAGGTGGAAGCACATACAGCCACGCAGGGCCTATTTTGATGCGATGGGTCAGTTCGTGCCACAACATGATGCTGATCCGGTGACCGTGAGTGAGTACACGATACGCCATATCGAGCGTGTGCCGCTCAATACATCCTATCCTGATGTAGCAAAGCGTCTTGCCGATATGCTGTGTAAGCCAGTGTTCTACCGGCGCAAGGTGAGAGTGCTTATAGATGTTACCGGCGTCGGACGCCCCGTATATGATGACCTGCGCAAGGAAGCATCGTTGCGCCATGAAAGCAGAGAGGCATGGATTAAGCCGATCAGCTTTACGCATGGAGAGAAATATAATCGTGGTACCGGCGCACTGGCTAAAGCATTCCTGGTGAGCAGGCTTCAATCATTGCTACAAAGTAACCGAGTTCATGCACCTGAGACCAAGGAAGTGAAGATCATGCTAGACGAGCTGCGCGTGTATGAGATCAAAGTGAGCCAGGATGGTTCAGATACGTATGGAGCGTTCAAGGTTGGCACTCATGACGACTTGGCTACAGCGTTGGGCCTGGCCTGTTTAGAAGACCCATTTAGTGACAGAGTGAGTTATAGCAATCGAGTCTATTGATTAAGGAGACATATATGCAACTACCCGCATTTACGACATTCACCGAACATACATTCAAGTCTGATCCCCCGCTCGTGCTTGATGATATCCCTAAGCGGGTGAACCTGCTGACAGGCCACTTTGAGAGTCAAGTCGGGTTCTTGCGCTCACACTATCCACCGGATGAGGCAGCGGTACAGATTGCCATACGAGCAGAGCAAGCCGCCAATGACCTGGCAATCCTGCGAGCTCATGCAGGCGACATCAGTAAAGAGCTTAGAGCACATCTTGACGCGATGGAAGCGCACTTTGCGCAGTACCGTTCGCTCGCTACACCGCAAGAGGAAGAGCAGAAGGAAGTCAAGGCTCGGAAGTAGGCAGGAGGCAGAGATGCAAGAAGATTATTGTTCGATTTGTGGGAAGCGTATTGTTCCACATACTCATCCACAATCATATACGACGGGTCCTATAAGTGGAACATTTACTGTCTATTTTAGCAATTCGAGCGAACCAATTTGCTTTGGACATAAAGAAACGGCTGATCTTCCTATCGGTGGCTTGAAGGACTTGCAATGCCATAAAAGAGTCCCACAAGCGTTTTATGATGCCTTTGAAAATGAGGAATTGCAGCCATGACCCAAACTATGCAGCAAGTCCAGGCTCTACCACAATATGAGATCACCGAGGCTGACAAGAAACGGCAGAAGACCATCACACAGGCCTGGAAAGCGTATCGTGGCGAGCTAGACCCTCCATTGCAAAAGATGGAAGGTGAGCCAGATGATAACGTGATGAGCAACAGGGTGAAGCCTGCTGTACGTCGTGGCGCGGGCTTCCTCTTCGGCAAAGAGCTTGCAATCAGCCTTGATAAATCCGCTCCAACGGACGATCAAACCTTCATTGATGAGACCTGGGGTGAGACGGAAGCCCGCACACCGCTTCTGCTTGAATTGGATATGAATGGCTCAATAGCGGGCTGTGCCTTCTTACGCATTGTGCCTGAAGATGATGGCACATTCCGCTTAGTCAATGTGGACCCTGCCACTGTCTTTATGAAGACTGCTCCACAGGACTGCGAAACGGTGCTGTTATGGTGCATTGAGTATAGCACGACTGAGAAGATCAATGGCAAAGATCAGCAGGTATTCTACCACGAAGAGATTGCCGCTGAATTGCCTGATACCCCTGGCACACTCCGCACAACGAAACCGACTTCATGGACGATGCAGCACTGGACAAAGATAGGAGAGAAAGGCGTATGGAGGGCTGAAGGCTCGCCGATTATCTGGAATTATCCCTTTGCACCTATCTTCAAGTGCAAGAACCTCTCCAATCCCAATGACCCCTGGGGCGAGCCGAATGTAGCATCTGATTTGATCGGATTGAATAACGCGCTCAATCTCACACAATCGAATACCAATCGGGTGAATAAGTTCTATGGGCAGCCCTGGCCCTGGGCAACTGGCGTCAATGAGTCATCCATTGATATCAAGCCTGGGAAAGTGACCATTCTTCCACCGACGCCGGAAAGCAAGCTCGATGCGGTGAAGTTCACCAGCGATATAGCGGGTGCTATCGCCTTCGCTGACGATCTCAGGAGCGATGGAGACGAGATATCAAGCGTGCCAGGGGTAGCGACAGGGCGCATTAAAGCTATGCCGAGAGGCCAACTGAGCGGCATAGCGATTGAACTGTTGTTCCAGCCGCTGATGACTATGGTTAATGAGAAGCGGTGCTTGTACGGCAAGTTGATCATTGATGTGAGTAAGGCATTGCTCGTGCTTGCTGGAAGAAACGGGAAGGTCAAGATCACACTCGCCTGGCAGAATCCACTACCGAAGGATGATCTCACCGCCATTCAAGGCGCTGTATTGCTCATGCAGATTGGCATCTCGAAGACGACCATTCAGCGTAACTTAGGCTACGATCCTGAGCAAGAGTTCGCTTTGAGCCAAACAGAAGCTGCGCAACAAATGGAGCAGCAGCAGCAAATGATGGCCGCGCAGGGTGTACAGCCTGGACAGCAGCAGCAAGGGCAAGAGAGCCCGTACATGGTGAGGGGGCAATAGATGACAGTACAAGAACTTGCAGAGAAGATACTCCAATGGATTGAGCGTACTCGAAGAGAGACGGCATCAGATCAGAAGATTTCTGAAACGTACGTTGTTGATAGAATGGATGTGCTTATAGATGACATTGAAGCACTCTGCAAAGAGCAAGCGGAAGCCAGGGCTAACGATTTATTAATTCGTTATGCTGAGGAAACTGAAGTCACCATCAAGACTGATTGCCTCACGTGCCATTCATTGATGGAAGGTACCTGGAGTGGTGAACCTCCATATACGATAGTGTGTGCTGTGTGCGGGCAATCCTACACGATAGATATAGAGAGAAGCCATGAGAAAGATTGAAGTCTATCTGCATGATTATTGTGAATATTGCGGGAAACGGCGCAATGTCTCGCTTATTCCGATGCAGCACGGTTTTGCGTGGTACTGCATATGGTGTCAGTTGCGCTACCTGTTCAGAACTAGCGCGCATCGCAAGGCTATCTATAAGCGACTCACGCATGTTACATGGCAGGAAGAGAACACATGACCTACACCCATAGCGATAAGAACCGAGGCAGCCGAGGCACACAGGGGCTGTACTTCTACCGACCAGGGAGAAGACCACCGCCGAAGCCTCGTAAGTGGGCATGGTGGCAACGGCTGTGCAATCGGCTGAAATGGATATTTCGGGACAATTGAAGGAGCAATGTATGCCAGCTAGCAAGAATACGGTGAATGTCCTACAGCATAAGCGGCTCGTCGCCTCATACATAGAGCGGGTTGCGAGTGACCTCTTCAAGCGAGCCATAGAGCACGACAATACCAAGTTTATGCCAGAAGAGTTTGATGCCTATGAAGAGGCTCTGCCAAAGTTTGAACAAACGACTTATGGCTCAGAAGCTTATAAACAAGTATGCAGAGATATCAAGCCAGCTATACAGCATCACATCACCTCGAATCGACATCATCCTGAGTACTTTGGTGAGGCTGGTATTAATGGCATGACGCTTATTGACCTGATCGAAATGGTATGTGACTGGATTGCAGCATCTCAGCGCACAGAGAAAAGCAATGACATCTACCAGGGGCTTGAGATCAACAAAGAGCGGTTTCACATTGACGATCAACTCTTCCAGATCATCAAGAACACTGTGGATAGCCTGAAGTAGGAGATATATGGTCAAGATAGAACAACCAGAAGAACCGCTTGCACAAGATAACACAGTAGCAGCAGCACATCCAGAGGGTACATGCTCTATGTGTCATAAGCCAAGTGAGAAT